AGCCTTATTGGAATTGGAACTCAGTACGTTCAATTGGAGTACGCCAAAGCATAATAGAAGCAACTCAGAACAGACTACTCGGCGATCAACCTGTCACATGTCTATTATCCGGCGGTTTAGATAGTTCTATTGTTTATTTATTAGCTAAACAATTAGGCTCTCAAATAAAATCTTACCACGTAGAAAACGAGGAAGCAGAATTTGCTCGTCTTGTGGACCCAGACACTACCTGCCTTAAGTTAGACAATGTTTCCTATCAAGAAGCTATTGAATGGAACCAATCCCCAGTAGATCTTGGTAGTGTTCACCCCCAAGCAGTTTTAGCTAATTCTTTAGCTAAAGAAGGTTACCATGTATGCTTAACTGGGGATGGCGCAGACGAACTATTTGGCGGGTATGAACGCAATAAAAAGTATGACAGCCAAATGTCTGATGTATTCATGGAGTTACCTTATTACCATCTTCCAAGACTTGATCGCATCATGATGCGGAAAACTATAGAACTTAGGACTCCGTTCTTAGCCCCCGAAGTAATTAAAGCGGCTATGGCTACTTCTTATTCGGATAGGGAAAATAAACGCTGTCTTAAGGAAGCTTTTAAGGATATTCTTCCCTCAGAAATTCTTAATAGAGAAAAGAAAGCATTAAAAACTTTACGCATTAAAAATGGCGGTTTGAAGCAAATTGAAGACAACATTAACCTGTTTAAAGGAATCTACTAATGATCAATAGCATATATGAATTCAACACTAAGTTGCTTGGTGTTAAAACTGGTAAGCCCAATCTACTTACAGACGCAGAGCATAGTTGGTTGGTAATGGCTTTGCAAGAAGAAATTGAAGAGCTTGAAGAAGCTCGAATAAATGAATCAGTTGTCGATTGTGTAGATAGTCTTTTGGATTTAGCTTATTTTGCTATTGGCGGATGTGTTAGGCTTGGGCTTACTGCGGATCGGATTCAAGAATGCTTTGAAACTATCCACAATGCTAACATGGCCAAAAAAATGGGCGTGAAACAAACACGCCCACAAGACGGCACAGTTGCAGATGCCGTCAAACCCGCTGGATGGCAATCACCCGAGCAAACTATGTTTCATATTATATTCCGTCCAAACCGCCAATTGGAGTTACCTTTATGAGGCCTCCTAAAGATGCCATTAACATGGCAATAGCTAAAACTGTAGCAACAAGAACTACATGCGCTAGAAGGGCAGTTGGGGCAGTTGCAGTGGATGCTGATGGTTATTTGCTTGGTACTGGTTACAACGGACAATACACCGGAAGTAAGCATTGTAATGAAGGTAATCCTTGCCCAGGTGCAACAAGTGCATCTGGCACCAATCTAAATGGTTGTGCTGCGATCCATGCAGAGCAGAATCTTTTATTGCATTGTGGGGATCCTAGAAAGATTGATACCGTATATGTAACTACTAGTCCATGTACATCGTGTTTAAAGCTACTTTTGGGTACTAACACAAGACGCATTGTTTTTGAAGAGGAATATCCGGGGTCGGATGTTTCAAAAGAGCTATGGACCAATTCCGGTCGTTTATGGGAGCACTACAAATGAACGCAAATGAATTAGCTAATGCTAGACTATTACGCAAAAAATTAAAGCACGGATTGATTGTTGATAAATGGGATTTAGTAACTATTATTGAAAAGCAAGAATCCATATTACGCTTACAACAATGCGAAATTGAATCCCTTAGGGAGCAAATTAAGGAATATGAAAATATTATTCATTAAAGTAAACTTATGTTAAGACCTTACCAACAGCGTATGACAGAGGAAATGGTGAAAAGACCAACTTTAGGTCTTTTTGCTGATATGGGCGTAGGCAAGACTTTAATCACTTTAAAAGCTTTGGAGCAAATCAAAGGACCAACCTTACTTATTGCTCCAATCCGCGTTTGTGAAACGGTTTGGCGTCAAGAAGCAGAGAAATGGGGCATAAATTTAAGCTTTAGTCTGGTTCGCGGAGCTTTAAATGAGCGTATAAGCGCGTTAAAACAAAAGTCTGATGTATACCTTATCAACCCCGACCTAATTCAGTGGCTGTTCAATACGGACTGTTTGCCAGCATTTCACAATTTAGTCATAGATGAATCAAGCCTTTTTAAGAATCCTTCCACTGTTAGATTCAAAACTATCAAGAAAAACTTAAAAAGATTTGAAAGACGCTATATTCTTACGGGTACTCCAAGTCCAAATTCTTTAATGGATCTTTGGAGTCAAATTGGGATCCTTGATAAAGGACAAAGACTAGGAACTGCTTTTAGTAGATTTAAGGATACTTATTTTGAGTCCGACTATATGGGATTCAAATGGACTATTCGTCCGGGATCTAAAGACAAAATTGAGCAATTACTTGCAGATATTATTATTAGATTGGACGCCAAAGATTATTTGACTTTGCCAGAAATGATGGAATCAGATATTGCAGTAAAGCTGTCCGACAAAGAAATGAAGCAATACAAACAATTTGCCAAAGATATGGTAACTAAGTTTGGAGACGAAGAACTTACGGCAGTATCTGCAGTAACTTTACATACTAAGTTATCCCAATTGGCTAATGGCATGGTCTATGATGAGAATCAAAAGATCCACATGTTCCACCGCCAAAAGCTTAATGTACTTGAAGAATTAGCCGAAGAGTTAAATGGTCCGATTATCATAGTGTATAAGTACAACCATGAAAAAGATGAGATCCTAAAACTATTTCCTAAAGCTGTGTTATTCAATCAAGGGGATACAGCGCAGCACGTAAAAGATTGGAATGCAGGAAAAATTAAGCATTTACTATTGCATCCAGCTAGTGGCGGGCATGGTATTAACCTTCAAGAAGGGGGCAATCACATTATTTGGTTTAGCCCTATTCCTAGTTTGGAGCAATATTTACAAACCAATAAAAGGGTGCATAGACCCGGGCAAACTAAGCCAGTATTCATCCATAGACTTATAGCTCAGGATACAGTAGATGAAATAACCTCTGATACGCTAAAAGCCAAAGAAGCTAATCAAGACAACTTTTTAAATTCTATGAAAAATTTAATTGCAAAAATATGTAAATCCTAAGATTATTGTGGTATACTAATTATGTAGGTTAACAAAAAGGAGAAAATCATGTTTTTAGATAATTTTGAAATCCCTAAATGGGTAGAATGGTTAGCTTGTATTTTGATGGGTATGATTTTTGGCGCTATGTTTGCTTTGGGGGTTTAAATATGAAAGCTAACGATAGAAATTTAATACGCCAATTGATTGCCGTAGGTAAAGCTGGGGCTATTTATGATTGTTTGCCAGATTTCTGGCTAGAAGAAGCAAAAGAGAAAATTAAAGAAATGGGTACAAAATGGTGTTGCCATTCAGCAAATAGCGTTAAACGTTTGGATGTACCATTGCCTTTACTTAGCGAACCAAGAGGAAGTAAAATTTTAAAGGCCAAAAAATGAATCCTATAAAATCAGAGTTTTGGTATATTTTGCAAAAAGAGATTGCAGCAAGGAAAAGAAAATGACAGAAATTTTGTTTCTTTTTTTCTTGTTTAGCGGGATACTATTTTGGGCTTTTATTATTTATATCGTAACAAGAATTTGGTTTGAAAAATGACAACTTTTACTACAGAAGACCGAATTCAAGCTCAAACTATAGATCCCAACGAGGAAATTCCTATTCCATTTTATGGCTGGCTAAGACATGAACCCGTGGTGATTGTTGAAAGCGGAGCTAGTGTTCCTAAAGAACCTAACGTTTCGACTTAAGAATCTTTCCCCGCATATCGCTTTCAAACTCGTAATCTTCTCTACACCAATTATCACAAAAAGCTCTGTCTTGTAATGGGGCATTGCAAGATAAACAATACCCAGTAGTTTTATGGTGTCTTTTAGGTTTTTGTTCTTTTGCTTCTAATTGATCATAGATAGCATCGGATTGAGTATTATTAAAAAAATTGCTCATGTCATGCTTGAAAGAAATTCTTCTGCTTCTGCATGCCTACGTTTTAATAAACCTACCATATGTTTACCTGCCGCCATATCCCATTTTAAAAACTCATCAGCAGCACCATGAATATCTCCGGCGTTAACTTTTTTAAGCAAAGTAGAAGCATTAAAATTACCAGCGCCTACATTGAATACAAAGTCCACTAGCGCATCAAATTCTTCTTGGGTAATATCAGTAGTCACTTTAGCATTAACTGTTGCAGCGGCCTTTTTAACGTCTTGCATAAGCAATTCCTCGGCTTGTTCTTGAGTAATAGTCATGCCTTTATGTACTTCTGGTCCTGTATGCCCGTATCCGATAGTCCAAGGATCTCCATTGGTTGCTGGATCAGGATAAGCAGTAAGGCGTAGTCCTTCAAAATTCTCGGTAAGGGAGAGCCCGTTTTTACTGTAGTTCATAGATTAAATCAATCAATAAATTTAAGAGAAAGTATTTTTAAAAACCAGTCTGTTCCCGAATCCACGATTGAAGCGATTCTACTTGTTGAGTTGTCATTGCACATTTTTCAATAAATTGTGGGTCGGTGGGAGTTCCATCAATG